AAAGAAATTTAATGAGAGATAATAAAGCTATAGAATCCTATCTAAAAAAGCATTGGAAAAAAATGCAAGAAATGATATTGTTTAAAAATCTTATTAAAGAAGTTGAGATTGGTGCTAATGGTACTAAAGGATACATTATAAAACAAGGTATTAACAAGGGTAAGGTTGCTAAATGATTAAAAATTTTAAAGACATAGTCATACTATTAATAACAAGTGGTGTATTAATACTTCTTGGTGTCATTATTGTAGGCGACTATTGGGTAGCATTAGAAGAAAATAGACCTGTTGATGAAAGTGTAATTACATTAATGAAAATGTCGGTTACAGGATTGATTGGAGTTATCGGTGGTTACATTGGTGGCAGTAAATGAAAAAAGAACATCAAAATCCAAAAGGTGGTTTAAGTGCTAGAGGTAGAACTTTCTTTAACAATAGAGATGGGTCTAATTTAAAAGCACCAGTTAATTCTGGAACTAATCCAAGAAGAGTTAGCTTTGCTGCAAGATTTGGTGGTATGCAAGGTTCATTACTTAGTAAGGGTGGAGAGCCAACAAGATTAAAACTTGCACTAAAAAAATGGGGATTTGGTAGTAAAGAAGCTGCTAGAAAATTTGCAGCTAATAATAAAAAGGCTTAATGAAAACAATAGTATTATTTATTTATCATTGGTCTAGCAAGTTAAGCTCTTGGTCATGGAGAAAATTATATAGCAATAGAAAGTCTGGACTTGGCTACAAAAAATAAAACTTGGGTACGATCTAAAGAACAAATCATTATCTGTGGTAAGTGTGAGGTATGTAATAAAGAATTAACTTCTATTATAGGTGGTTGGATAGTTAATGCAGAGAAAAAAAAGTTTTGCCATAATGGTATAGATGAGTTATGCTTCGACAAATATATTAATAATAGGAAAAACAATGCCGGGTTATCATACTAAAAAAGATGGATCAAAAGCCAAGAAAGGTTTGTACTATAATATGAATAAGAAAAAAAAAGCTGATACTTCAAACAGCAAAGCTAAATCTACTGTTAGTGCTAAGTCTTATAAATCTATGCTAAGTGGATTTAAGAAGTAGTTTTTTATTCTTTCTTTCTAACTGTCTAACATAAGACCTAAGATCATCTATAGTATGCTCTTGATCTTCTATCTTTAATCTGTATCTTAGATTCCAATTAGTTCCTATAATGCTTCTTTTATTTCTTGAAATTCTTTCCATATAGTTTGCTCCTCTGACCAATATCTTTTTTTATTAAACTTCATTTTAATAGAGTGTAAAACAGTAGTGTGATCTTGTTTAAAATACTTACCAATGTTTGATAGATTCATTTTGTATTTTTCTGATAGCAAGTTGTGCATAATATTTCTTGCTCTAACAACATCTAATGTTTTCTTTTTGCTTAACAATTCTACTTTAGATATTTCATATCTCTTACACATATAATCCACAATATTATCTAAGGATTCTTTTTGTGGAGAGGAGAAAGAATAACCAACAATCTTTACCAGATCATACTTATCTTCTTTTAAATGTTTCTTAGCTAATTTATAACCATTAACAAATGCGTTTCTGTATATACCCCCTTCTCTTTTGTTTAAATCTGCGTATTGACCTGCCTTCATAGCAAGTTTAATCTCATTAAAATTTGTATTTTTAGTCATAGATTTCCCTACAGTTCCTGTTGTTTTTTTTTAATAATCAACTAATAACTAAATTGTCATTAATTGTTCTTGTGTTTCCACTACTTTTCTCATCAATCTAATACTATCCTGATGATACTTTTTTGCTTGGTACTTTGCTTCCAAGAATTTCTGATGTTTCTTCTCCTGAAGGTCTCGGTACTTCTGCAGTCGCATTTTGATGTTTTCCATCATGCTCCTTTTTTACTGTTGTAAAATCGAGTTTGACATTCTCAATTTTTACTTCTACAAACTTTCCTTCATTAAAAGGGTTTGCAGCCTTTTCTGCTGAATCAAATTCTTCAATTATAGTAAAACTACACTCTCCATTTTTGATTCTTGTATATATACTCATATTTTATCCCTTTTGGCAACATCTTTTTTGTGTAATTCAAATGCCATATTATTATAGATACCCATGTCGTGATAGTTATCTGCTTTATATCCTCTAGTTGATCTATATAATTTTAATGCCATCATAATATGACCTACTTGATATGGTTTAATTCGTTTTTTTAAGTTATCAGCTAATACTAAAGTAAACATTTCTGCCAACATAATAAAGTTATGTTCATAATCTCCATAATCTTTTTCACGTTCAGCAATTATTTTTGCTTTAATGTTATTATCTAATTCTGCAATTTTGATTGTCATGTTTTTTTTGTGTCTCGGAGAGGAAAACTACCGAAGGGAACTAAGAAAGAAAAAACCCCTCCAAGACTATATAAATTTATATTTTAATTAAAACTTATATTCTGGTTTATTACCAGAAATATTAGGTTTTGAAAACCCTTTATTTCCTGATGATTGTGGAACAGAACTGGCATTGTTTGGAGTTAGTTTAAACTTAATCCCCCCTGTCAAATTACCTGCGTCATCCTTTGTATTCCAACCTGCTTGACTATGCCAAGTTTCCCCAATCTTTACACCAATGGTCCACTTTTTACCTTCTGGTGCATTAGGATTTGCTGGAGCAACCCAATCTGGATGATTGTCTGCTGTTTTGTTTTCGTTAGGCACTACGTTTACCCATACTATTTCTTCATTCATATTATTTCCTTTTGTTATCATCAACTATTGTTGAGCATTGTTTAATTGTAATTCACGAGTACCACAAACATCTGTAATTTGTCTGTATGCTCGTAAATTGTTTTTAAGTAAAAAATGAACTTGATCTCTATACTTATCTTTAACCACATTTAATTGTGGCATAGTTTTAGTATTTTTAAGTTCATCTTTTATTGTTTCTACATCCACACTATCATCTTCATATTGTGGAGTAGTTTCTGCAGATGGCTCTGTAGAATTTTGTTTAAAAGGTTTGGCAGTAAAACCATCATCATCTTTAATTCCAGTTTTAAGATTTAAAAGATTTAAGAAGGCATACTTTCTTGAGTAAGACATGGCTTGACCAGTACCGAACTTATCTAATCCACCCATTGCCGAACATCCATCAACAAGTATAAAACTTGTAGGCTCATCAATGTCATGTACTTTCATAGTACAGATAACCATAACCATATTCTTATCTGTTATTTCTGTTAGGTAATTACAAGTTGCATACAATCTATTATCTAATAATGTTTGCGTTGCTACATCTTGCACTGCGTCATGCTCTAAAGGATTAAAATGCATCCCTTTAACCTTTGTTCCTTTAACAACAGTTTTTGCTTCTAAACAAGCCTGATGTAATTTTTGATATATATTTTTTGTCATAGTTTCCTTTTTTTTGTTATTGTTAGAATGGTAATAAACCCCATACTTTTTGTGCATATATAAAAGTATATGTTCCCACTACTTTTGCTTTAAATATTAACCAAGACATAGTTCTCCTTTGTTTTTATTGTTAATTGTTATTGTTTTCATGTTTTCATTCCCCATAGTTTATTGATTAATGTTAATTGTTCTGGTGCTAAATCTTTATAATAAAATGGATGACTTAGATCGGGTGCTTCACACATCATTGCAAGTTCTTGTATATTACCCTTGCAAAACATAATCATCTTTTCCCAAAATAAAATCTTCTCACACATTTTAAAGTAAAGGTGTTCCAGATGGTCTTTCTTCATTAGTTCATGGGATTGATCAAAGGTAATATGTTCTTTGTCATTCACATAAACTAAATAAGGTATCTTCTTAGTACACATATAGTAAAAAGAAGTTTGAGTTAAATTTTCAAAGGTAGGTTCACTTGGTAATGGTTGCGTACTCATGTTCCATTCTTCTTTGTTTTTAACTTTTCTAATATTAGGTGGCTTAGTTTTTAATTCTATAAATAGTTTTTTATTTTCATAATCAATTCTGCCAATCATAGGTTTGATCATAGTCATTTCTTTTTGCTCGACATATCTTTCGCAAACCATTTTATCTCCACCCATTAAATCTTGCACAACTTTCTTAGTCACACCAATGCAATCATGTGCGTAGCTAACCATTTCTTCTCTAGCAAATTCATCTTTTGAATCTACCGGTGGTTTTTCTTTTATAATATTTAATTCACTTTCAAATGCTGTTTTGTAATCTCTTTCTTCTTTTGTAAAAGCAGTTTGCTTAATTGTTTTAGTTGTATAAATAACATCAGCTATCATTTTCTGTACTGTGTTATTGACTAAGTTTCCAAATGTTGGTTTATATCTAAAGGCAAATTTTCTTCTAATCTTTTGTGAGAAAGAATAGTTAATTATATTTTTAGAAAATGGAGATGATGTAGATGAATAAGACCAATGATTTAATCCTTCTCCACCATTATAAAATGCAAACGCTTCTTCTATTAATTGTTCTTGTGTTTTTTCTCTAAGTTTCATTAGTTCCTTTTTTTTAAATACTTATATCTTAAATAAACTTCTTGTCAAACATTTAATATAATATATATACATACAAATCAGATATAACTAGAAAGATTAATTATGAAATTTGAAGACTGGAGAAAAAAAGAAGGAATATCTTATTGGAAACTAGGTAAAAAAATGGGTATTAATAATGTTCAAAATCCTAGTACAAATCCTCAACGCTGGTGTTTAACCTCTAAGGTAAGAAGATTTCCTAATCCAAAAATGGTTAAGAAAATACTTGAGATAACAAATAATAAAGTTGGCATAAAAGATTTGTATGAGGCTTGGTATGAAACCGAAGTTTAAATATAAAAGAGTTAGAATCATTTGGCAAGATATTGTAACTGATCCATCTTGGTTTGATTCTTTGGAAGATGTTGAAAAAATGACATATTCTTGGTGTGAAGATGTTGGTTATTTATTCTCTAAAGACGCTAAGATGATTAAGATATTTACATCTTACTCCTATGATGGAGATAAATTAACCATTGGAACTATAACTGTTTTTCCTAGAAGTGTAGTTAAGAAAATTGAGGTATTGAAATGATAACAGAAAAAGAAAAAGAATACAAAAAAAAATATTATTTAAAAAATAAAGATCGTATAGCAAAATATCGTTTTAATAATAAAGAGTATATGTCAAAATATAGTAAAGAATATTATTTAAACAACAAAGAATCTAAAGCAAAATACGATAAAGAGTATAGATTAAATAATAGAGAACATTTAACACAAGGTCAAAAAGAATATAATTTAAATAATAAAGAAAATATATCAAAATATAAAAAAAAATATTATTTAAATAATAAAGAACATATAATAAAAGTTACATCAGCATGGGATAGGGAACAAAGAAAAAATAACCCAAATTACAAATTAAGACGTAATTTAAGAAGTAGAGTTTATTCAGCTTTAAAGGGTAGTGTTAAATCAACTTCAACTATGGAATTAATTGGATGTTCTGTTGATAAACTATGGAATCATTTAGAATCTCAATTTGAATCTTGGATGACAAAGGAAAACTATGGATTGTGGCACGTTGATCATATTAAGGCTTGTGCTAAGTTTGATTTAACTTGTCCAGAACAACAACGTATCTGTTTTAATTATAAAAATCTTCAACCTATGGAAGCCACTGAAAATAGGAAAAAAGGAGCA